GTACAGACTCGTTAAACATTTTATCATAATATTGTATCATATCTGCTGGACCTTTCAAGTATCCAAGTGCTTGTAAAATACAACCATATAAAAGCACGTTTGGGGCATTTTGACTTAACCAAGTAGACGTTTGTGTACTTGATAAACCATCAGGCTTGTACGTGTATGCGATCTCTACAGTTAATGCAGCGTTCGGGGTTGGCGCTATATAGTGTGTATCCTGATCCCACATAGCGTAATATTTAGGGGTAGCATTAGCTGTCCTATCAGGCCAATATTCATTCATAAACGAAATATCTTTTTGTAGCAAGTAAGTTCTCTCTGGTGCACTTGCACTAGCATCATATATTTGTAAATATCTCGTTGCTTGCCAATCACTAGGAAGAGGCATAAAAGGGTTGCCGACGGTTAACGTGGCAGAATCATATTTTCTGTAATAATTTAAATCTACTGTTCTCATAATTTGATCTTCAATAGATTCTATAAAAGGTTTAATAATTGCATCAGATAAAACATTAGTATCTGTTTCAGTGTAATTTCTTACATTATCATTTAAATCGGAATAATCGGTCATGAGGTGCTCACTGTAACATTTCCAGGACGAGATAACAACCCTGTGCTTTTTTGAGGTTGTTGTACACTAAGAGGCATCATGCTTCTTTGAGTATCTGCGTAGGCTACGCCATTTGCGTAGTAATTTGTAACTGGTTCTAAAAGAGTTTGAAAAGAATTAACTGCTGTTCCATCTCCCACTCCATCATAAACATCTCCACTAGGGGATAATACTACTTCTCCTGTTGGAGTTCTTACAGTATTATTTCCTACATAAACTCTAGCATTAGCTATTTGAGGTTTAGCGTGTTGTAATGCTGTAAAATCTCTAGGATGGTTTCGTGGATCTAATTGAGGTTGTTTTGGTTCAAATTCTGAAGTATGAACCCAAGAACCATTCCATTCTTGGACCATTTCATTATAAGGAAAAGCCATTCCTGATCTATCAGAAATTCTTAGAGCATATCTACCAGATGAGTATTTAGCCATTTTTTTTCCTATTCAAAATATAAAGTTTGTCGTGGCACCATACTATAACTAGCTTTTTCTACATCTGCCGCTGCAGCTCTACTAAATTCTTCATCATATACAGCTTTTAAAATTTGAATTCTGTCTGGTGCATATTTCATAGAAACATAATATGATAATCCTGCTACTAAACATGGTAAAAATCTAAAAGGTATCATCGCATTTTTAGTATAAGCATTTATATCTGTCATACGTAAAGATGCATAATATTTAAAAGTATAAGTAGCATCAGCTGCTGGAAAAAGATAAACTTTAGGAAGTATGGTTCTTTCAAAATAAAACTGAGCAGGTCTACCTTGAGTAGTTTTAACTGTATAATCCCAATAAGTAGACCTACCTATTTTAGTCATTGAATAATCCCCACTGCTATTTGACATAACAGCGCTATCAATATCTACAATTTGAGAACTATCATTATCATCAGTAGTAGCATTTCCTGCAGAATCTACTGAATATAAAGCAGTGCCAGAAAGAACCTTTGTTCCTGATGTAACCGTTGCTTCTCTTTGTTGAATAGTCCACAAATTTAATCCTCTGTTTGCCCATTCAGCAATCATTAAATTAATAGAACGACGAGCGGTTTTTAATTCGTAACCAGTACGATCTTGTAAACCGCAACGTTCAAATGCTTCTTCAATTAAAGAATCTAAATCTAATATAAATCCAGCTGTAGAAGAATAACTAGGTGTCCCTGTATTAATAGACATCTAATTACTTCGCTATTCCCATACCTCTTTTTGCAATACCACCGCCACGTTTATTAATAACGCCTTTACCAGTGCCTTTACCAAACTTACCGTATGACTCATCTCTACTAGCTTTTAATTGAGCTGGTGTACGTTTTTTCTTAATTCTCATTGCGATAGATTCATCTTTTCTATCTGTGTAGCCTTGACCGCCTTTTTTTAACATTTTAACTTTTCCGCCACCACGCATTTTAGCAGTTTTTTTAACTTTTCCGCCACCACGCATTTTAGCAGTTTTCTTTTTACCCATCATGATAGACCTCCATTGATCTTTTTGTATTTATTAGCACGAGATACCACAACCTCTTGATAGTATTCGTCAGGCCACATTTCATAATAACCTTGTTTGTGCAATTTATCAGAAGCTTCCTGTAATTGCGAGAACTTTTGTACCAGCATCATAGAATATTTATAATCGGGACCAGATAAATTAGTGTCATTATTTGGCGAAACAAGGAACTTTTGTTCTTCTTCGGTTGCAGGGTTAGAGGGGTGAAAACTCATAAAATAGAAGTCTTTTCTATTATACCACTCATTAAAATCTTCAGTAGCTAGATGAAGTTCATCAGGAGAATAACTAAAATAAGGATCACAAAATATTAATATTTCTTTCTTAGTAAAATCTAAATTTTTAAGACAATCGTTTAATTCTTTTTTATAGGTGCTATTTTTGGTTTTAACAGCTACCCATACTTTTTTATCTAGCCATGCTTTTTTAGCAAAAGGACATGCAGGCACCCCACCTAAATGAAGATTAGGAACTTCTAAAAAATGTTTAGACCAAATCCTAACATCTTCTATTATCTGTTCCCTTGTCGGTTGTATTTTTTCCATGATTTTAACTTATGTTTATTTTTAGGTTTAGATTTACTAGAATTACCTATACTCGTTCTTTTTCTAACAGGAGTAAAATACTCATTTGTTATTTTTTTAGCCATATTTTATAAATACGTTATAGCTCCCATAACCCATAAAGTTCCAAAAATTATATATGCTATAGTTACTGGTTCCATTTTTCCTTTGCTCTTAATGTCCATCTTTCAAATGCTTTTGCATCTATATCTTTTTTTATCATCGTAGCACCTTCTGGTACTTCATTGTAAAGAGCAATAACTTCGCCATCTTCTATATGTACAATACCAGGTCCACAAAAAGCATCTTTATCATATCCTGTATTTTTCTTTTTAAGTAATCGTACTTCTTTCATACATTTAGATAATGACTCCATAGGAATATACTGTGTCATTTGATTTGATTGATCATTCATATTACCAAAAACAAACATAAGGATTACGCTAATGACTTCCATTTGCCCTCACTTTATCCTCTAGCTTTTCTGTATCTGCAATTAATTTTTCAATATCTTGTTGTGCTCTTTTTATGTTTACGGTATTGCTCATCATTCCCTCCATTTCTTCTTGCATAGCTTCAATTTGAGTTGCCATAAATTCAATTAACATGTCCTGCTGACTATCAGCTGGCAAATTGCCCATTTCACCTCTAGGCCATTTAATTCTAAACTCTGTATTTTTTTCGACGTCTGATAACATTAACTTACCTTGGGTCTCAATATTATTTAGCCTTTCAATTACGCCAAAGTAGGCCCACACACCCAGAGCTGTAGCTCCAAGTATAGAGAGAAGATTTCTCATAGGCATACTCACACTTGTATTATCTGATATTTTCATATTACCCTCCTAAAGGATTTTCTAATGCTCTTTTAATCCTTTTATCTATTTTTTCTTCTAACTCTTTTTGTGCTAGTTTTATTTTTTCTTCTAACTTTTTCATGTCATCTTCTAACGTATCAACTGTAACTTTTAAATCTTTTGCATTATCTCTAGAATCTTCTTTTACTTGTTGTTCTACATCATTAACAATTTTTTCTACTCTTCTTACGTCTTGACGTAAATCATTTTTTAACTCATTAGCTACATCAGAAACAAGTCTAATTTCTGACATAATCATTTCCATTTCTTGTATAATCATGTTTACTTCTGTCTGTATTAGGTCAGTCTTACTTTCCATTTCTTTTTTTGTAAGAGCAATTTCCTTGTCAAACCCTGATAAATCAGGTGCAACATATTCTTGTATTTGTTCTTTCATATTAAGATAATCTTTATAAAATTCAAAACCACCCCATAAAGCACCACCTGCTGTGGTTAGTGCAGTTAAGATAACAAATATCTTACCACCTCTAAATTTTATTCCACCTACTTCTACTTCTGTTGCCATTGACTATCTATCATTTCATTTATTAACCCATCACTACCAGCAAATAAATAATATTGAGCTAAATTATTATTAGTTATTTGGGTGTCAGGTAGCATAAATTCTGTAAAAAATCCTTCTCTATCGTTTAATTCTTTTTGTGATTCAAAAAAGGTTTTTGTATCTCCTAATACTTGCATCACTATTAACGTTTTTAACTGATTTGTTGAATCATATCTACCTTTATCCCCCATCTTTTTAACTATCTTTTTAGCCGCTTTTTCTTTTTGTTCTTGTTTTTTTACAGGTTTTTCTTCGGCTTCACCCTTATCCTCTGTTTCTTCCATATCTTCTGGTTGATCTTCATCTGCTTCAGCCTCTGATACGCTTTCTTCGTTTTCTGCCTCTTCTGTAACATCTTCTTGAGGTTCTTCCATATCTTCTTCAATAGGTTCATCTTGTACCTCCTCTGTTTCCATTTCCATTTCTGGTTCTGGTTCAGGTTCTGACTCCACTGTAGTCTCCATTTCTACTTCCTCCATTTCTGGTTCTGGTAATTCCATTTCTGCCATTTCCATTTCTGGTTCTGGTAATTCCATTTCCATTTCCATTTCCATTTCTAAGTTAGTCATTTCCATTTCCATTTCTGGCATTTCTAAATCAGGCATTTCCATTTCAAATTCCATTTCAAAATCAAAATCCATTTCCATTTCTATCTCAACAGTTTCGTAAGACATATCCATGTCAGGCTCATCAAACTCAGGCTCAAAATACATATCATCTCCTGGTCCATCAACTATGACATCATTATGTTCAAATATATTTTCTACAATATCAATAACTTCTGTTTCTGTACTTCCTCCATAAGCTACCCACATTTCAACACTAAGTATATGTTCTGTAACTATGGTAGAAACTACGTTGTATAATACATTTATTTGTACATCGTCAAAAAGCGGTCCAATCGCCAAGTTAATATCACGTCCACCTACCTCAATAATTAATTTTGTAATTGTTCCTGCAAAATCGAAACCATTTTCATAAGTTTGATAGCCACTTGCCACACCAGACTCTGATAATATATCTGTGCCACTAAATACTGATGTGTTTCCATTCTTACCTGTGATGTGCATATAGATTCTATCTTGAGAATCGCGTTTATCTACTTTTATTGAATAATTAGTTCTTCCACCATTTTCTATATCCAAATCCGATATATCAACTGTTTGTATAAATGTAGTCCCCATTCCTGATACACCCATTGTTGAAGTTGAGTTACCTGATCCAGTTATTTGAGCACATTTATCCGTGCCTAAATTATAACAAGAATTTCCAGACGGCATACTTGCAGGACCTTGGCCTCCCCAGTCCAAATCCATATCACCTTCATATTTTGATGATGAAACATAACCAGCATCTCCATCAAGAATATCTCCTGAATCTGGATTTGTTGTAGTTACTGTTGTCGTGGTAGTGGTAGTTTCAGTTGTGACTGTATATCCATCAGCTTCGTATTCAATGGTTTCTACTTCATCTATAACAATGGTTTCTTCAACTCCTGGCGTACATAATCCTGTTGACGTAACAGGACATTCCGCTCTAAGGGGCGAATGCCACGATACCAGAATGCATAGCCATACCCAATATAACAAATTTGAGAAGTTTTTGCCCATCTGTTAATCCTTGTGATTTTGTAAGTTCTTTTTCTTCTTTATTCCATTTAGCAGCTATTACACTACCCTCGGGAATCATATCAGGGTTGTCTTTCCATCCTTGAGTAGCCTCATCACCAATAGCCCCCATGTAAGGACAACTGGTCCCTGCCATTTGCATACTATCCCACACCCGCGGATCAGCGCACAGTGTAGATACCGCAGCAACTTTCATGCCCATCGAGTAGAGTGAGCGTGATAATTTTATTCTTTCACAGTTTTCATCTGTTATCGTAATTCCGCTACTAATTCCCAGAATCTGGGTTTGCACCGCACCCGCCGCCGCTGTTTTACAAACGTCAGAATTGTTTACAACAACACTAGGTGAATTTGCGGTAGGTACACTTTTATCCGTCACTACAGTTGAACTTACTGTATTTGTATCAGCTCCTTTAGCACTGGTAATTGCACCAAAAACTAAAATAAAGGTTAAGACAAAAAACAGTAATCTCATTATTAGCCATAAATTACATTAACTTTAGTAGCGTGATTGAAGAAAACATAAAGATCGGTATCAAATTTTAATCCCATTTCAGGAAAAGAAAATTGAATTAGGTCCTCTGCTCCTGCTTTAATAGCAGGAGTAACTTGAGTAAATTTAACAGTGCCACTTGCACCATCATCTACCAAATCAACTCTGCCTTCAGTTGCACCACATTGAACAGTTAATCCTACCACTCGAGCGGGTGCGCTAAGAGTATTACTTCCTGCCGATACTTTAGTTGTAACTTGACCACTTGCAGTTAATTGTTTTGTTTTAATATTAAACATATTATCTCCTATAAAAGGTAGGGCTTTTACACCCTACCTCGGTTAATTGTGATTACTTAGTAGTTGAACTACCAAAGCTTCTAGAACTAATCACTTTAACATAATCAACCCACATAATAGATGCGGTTGTTGTGTTGTTTTTAGTTCCAGCAATAATTCCCATTGCTAAATCATCAGGTAAATTAGTAGTTGCAATTGATGCAACAGGTTTAGGTTGTTTTCCAACAGGACCTAAATATGCTTGAATTACAGCAGTATTAACATTACCATTTGATCCTTGAGGAATAATATTAAATCCACAAATAAATGAATTACTTGGAGTTGCTAATTGAGTTGCACTCGCTGTTTGCAAAGCACCATCTTCAATAACAAAAGTAGATCCAGTATAAGGATCAACTAATGCATCACTTGAAGTTACTGTTCCATTTTTTTCAGCGTGTAAATACCAACCAGTTCCAGCAGTAATTGAAGTAGGATCAGCAAAGTTAGAGAAATATACTCCATCAGTAATATTTACTACTTGAGAAGTTGTATCTGTATCAACTAGGCCAATAACCATTTCTGTTGTTGAAACATCTTCAACTGCTACTCTAGTTTCAAAACCACAATTCATTTTTGTGCTTAATTGATAAGCAGTAAAACTATTAATTTGGTTATAAGCATCATCAGTTGCATTCACTTCATCTAGTTGTAACCATCCACCATGAGCATCTCCTATTGGTGCACATGTTTGAGTACTAGCAGTTTGGCTTACAAACCATCCTGGTGAACCTCTTCCATTATTACTTGTATTAGTTCTTGTAGTGAATGAGTAAAAATCATCCATGTACGACGTTTGACCTAAAAAATCATATCCTGCACCTTGCGTGTTGGTAACGGGAAATGGATCAGGCATCATTGCGTTCTTTAACGGGCTTTTATCTTTAACTACGTTAGTAACGCCATTATTAAAATGTGTTGTCATGTCAGTCTCCTTTTAAAATATGACCAGTAAACAGTCCTTATGACTGTTTACCAACATTAACATTAAAATAATTTATAAAACAAAAAAGGCGCTCTTACAAGCGCCTTCTTCTATCTGGGAGGATCCAGTAATTTTTTATGAACCTTGAGATGCGTAAACACAACGAGGATCAGAGTAACCAAAGCTATATCTCTCACGAGCTTTGTATCTCATATTTCCTGTATCAAAGTCACCTTCCATGCCTGTAGCAAGAGGTGCTCTAACAAAGTGTTTGAATCCATTAGGACAATCAGTTTTAATGAAATATGCATCAGTATCAGTTAAGTAGTGATTTACTACATAACCTTCTGGTAACATACCCATATTTCTGAGAGCGTTAATGTCGTTGTCAGCAGTACCAACTCTTAGAGTAGAATTTAAAATTCTATCAGCTACAAATTGAATGTTTACTGGAAGAATCATTTTTCTTCCGTTCATTGCAATTTTTAGTCCTCTTTCGTCGATAAAACCAGCAATATCAATCATCGCTTGTTCTAATGAGGTTTCGTTTAAATCTGCATCTGTTGCACTTCTGTTTGAGAAAGTGCCACCAAAAGTAGTTGGGTGTGCTGTGTTAGCTAATGTAACACCATCACCACCAGTAGTAGAGAATGCATTGTTTAACACATTCGCTCCTCTAACTTGTTTAGTGTAAGCCATAGATCTTGCTAAAGCTTTAGTGTAACGAGCAGATAAAGTGTCATAAAGGTTATCCTCTACTGCTTCTTCCGTTAACGCAAACGCTAATGCGATTGTATCGTGAACGTATCTTGCAGTGAAAGATTCTTTTGCAGTATCAAATGCTACTGCAGACCCTTCTGGTTTTACCGCTGCTTCACCAAAACCTACTAACATTACTTCTTCTTCAAAAGCTCTGTCAGAAGATTCTTGACTGAAAATTTCAGCAGACTCATTTTCGTATCTTTTGTACTCTAGTCCAAACAATGCGTTTAGTCCAGGTTCTAGCTCTTTGGCGAGCTGGGCTCTATTAATTGCCATTTTCTATTCTCCTATTCCTATACGCCTTGAGTACCAGTACCACCCATAAGTTGGTGATTATTAATTTTAACTACGAAAACACTGTTATTAGCAGTTTTATCGTTGCTTGGGACATCCCAAAAACTAATTAATCTCACTTGATGAGTAGCAGTAGTATTCTTGCTGCTTGAATCTATTTCAACACCAGAAACACCCGTAACGGTATTACCAGCTCCGAAAACCAGATTACAGTTTTCGTTTAAATTTGCTGCAACAAGATTAACTGAATCAGAGTCTTGTTGAGCTATAAATGATTGTTGTGGGTCATCTACTATGAATCCTACAGCATCACCAGGTGATGTGCTTGCAGGAAAGTAAGGTCTCCATGTTGGTTTACTTGTAGAGGGATCAGTATAAAAACATCCTCTAAACACGCCACAAAATGCAGTGCTAGCAGTGCCTACTTCAACAGTTCCATCGTTTTTGTATGTAACGGGGTCCCCTGTAAAAATAGCTGTGCTTTGATTATCACCGATTGAGTATTGAGTTAAACCACCATTATTTGGATTTTGACCAACTTTTGCAATTGGAATTAAACCAAATGCGCTATCAATATTTGCCATATTGTCATCCTTTAATAGTTTTGGAGGTCAAAAATCCTACTAATTAGTCTTTTTTTCCACCAAAGGTTACTCTGCTTTGCCTCTCTTTTGAGATTGGCATGCTTGGATGCTCGTTTTTCATTAGATCATTATCTACTGAAGCCATCTGATCATCGGTTAAGCGCCTGAAGTAAGCGTCTCTATCTTCTTTGACCTCGATCGGACATCTCATTAATAATAACCCACCAACTCCTATAACACCTTTATATTTACCTTCAGCGATAGACGGTAAGTCTAATCGATCAGGATACTCACTTAACATGACAAATTCGTAACCAGAACGAAGACGGCCCATGATGTTTTTTTCATCTTGTTCGCCTCTAAATTCTGCTCGAACCCATCTGTGGTGAAATCCTTCAGGTGGTTCTGGTGCCTCTAAGTTTGATGGAGGAACCCATCCTCTTTTACGAGCAACCTTTTCACGGGTTTCAGCTTTGCGTGAGGTCTTTTTAAGTTTTTCAACTTTTTGTGTTTCAATATTCATTTACGCCTCCTTCACGTGTTTTGCGTATTCTTCCAAGGGCACACCAAGTTTTTTTGCGATAGCAACTTGTGAAGGTGTGAGTCTCACAGTGCGGCGTCCAGTGGACGATTTTCGTACAACCGATGCAACTTTTTGCTTCGGTCGACTTACCTCCCCTCCATCGTTAAATTTATGGGGAAACTCTTTTCGTATACGTTTATCTATCTCAGTATAATATTCATCGTCTCTTGCGTCAATACCCTCTTTCATTAACTGAGTATGAATATCATAAGCTGTATAAGTCATAGCATTGTCATTGCCAAACCATTCATTTTTCTCGGCCCACGCAACAGCTTTTGGATCAGCTTGTTGTTTAGGCTGTTGAGTCTGAGGTTGTTTATCAATAGCTTGATTAATATCCTCTACAGGTGCTTTTTCAATTTCAGCTTTTCTTTGAAGAGCTTTAGCTTTTGATACTTTTAACCTTTCATCTTCTATAGTTAAACGAGCAATTTCTTGTTGAGCAGCAACTTGTTTTTCAACGTCTTGAGCATGCACAGCAGCTTCCATTGCTCTTTTTGCAAATTCTTTTTGATTAGCAAGAGCTTTTTCTCTTTCCACTAACATTGAATCATTTTGTACAACGCTAGAAGATTTAATTTTATCGTTTTCGTCTTTTACTTGTTTTGCATAATCTACAGCAGCTTGTTCACGTCTTTCAGCTTCACGCATTTTACGTGTAAGTTTATCAATACGTTTTTTTACCCCTGCACTATACTCTTCAAGTTCTTCTTCTTTTGTTTCAGTTACCTCAACCTGTGGTTTTTCTTCTACTACCTCAGTAACTGTTTTTTCTTCTTTAACTTCAACAACTGGAGCTTCTCCTTCTGTTGTTGCTACTACATCATCTTTTTTATCTTCTTTTAATGTTACATCTACAGCATTACCCGACGTATCAATAGGTACGAGTTTTTCTGAAGATGGTGTTATTGCTTCTGGCATGGTACCTCCATGTTATAAAATGTTAGCTGGCAAAATATCTCTCGGGTCATCGATAACAGCCAGTATTTCGTCATCGTTAACTATTCTAAGTTCACCACCGTCTATCTTAATACGAGATCCTGCATATCTAGTAATAAGAACCCAATTACCTTCTTTACACCAAGGTCCATCAGGAAATCTTTCTTTATCTTTATAACAACTCGGTCCCATTCTTAAAACTTTACAAACATTTGTAGCAATTTGAGATTGTTCTACTGTGTCGTCAGTAAGATGTAATCCTCCTGAAGTTTTGCTTTCTAGTTTTAGAGGATATAATACCATTCTAAACCCAGTAGGTTGCGGTACTTTTTCTAATTCTTTTTTTGCTTTTTCAGGGGTTTTAGTATCCCATACGTGTTTTGGGACAATTAGTTTAGGTTTATTCATCTTCTAGCTCCGTTTTCTTTAGCAGGTCCGTGAGTTCCTGTACTTCTTGTTCTAAGGCATGTAACTTACCTGTTAAATACCTATACTCCTCCCAATCTTTTACACCTTGTAATATAGCTTGTTTTACTTGGTCTTGTCTAGAGATTAATTGTTTTTTGTAATATGTAAAAAAATTCTCTAAGCGCATTGAGCCATAATTTTTGACAAACTTTCGCAACGATTGGTTGTCTGTGCATGCCAACGGGAATCCAACATTTCCATACTCGCCCTTTGATAATTGCGTTCTTCAAGGGCAGCAATCATATTTTTAAAATTTCTAACCCCCTGTGTCCCAAGTTGAAAAACCATTTCCGTTACTATATTTTTAGCTTCAATATGTAATTCTTGAATATGACCAACTAATTGATCAGCACCCATTTCTGCTTTTGCAAAATCTTTATCAAACAATTTTAATAATTCATTTTTGCTATATTGTTTTCCATTTTCAAATTCATCTTCATCAGTGATGAGGTGGCCATAGCCTATCGTAGCCTTACCTAGCGAGTCAAGGTAGGGAGTATCACGAAAGCCTTCGTGGTCACGTATTCTTTTTTTTAAAACTTCAGACATTCTTTCTCCTTATATAAATATTTTAGTTTTCTGTCTTTTACTCGGGAGCATTCTACTAAATCCTCTCGGGTAAACCTCTATATACCCTCCTGAATCCTTTTTTACAATCTTATTTCCGTGTTCTGAAGCCCATTTTTTTGCCATTTCTGGCTTATTAGCATAAAGATATGCTCGTTGTTTTTTAGATCTAAATGGCACTTATTACTTAAAACCTTTAAGCGTTTTTGCTAATCTTGCTCTTTGTCCCAGTTTACCTTTTTTCTTCGCTGCGGTATTAAGTTTTTTTGCAGGAATATCTTTTCCTTTTTTTACACCTAAAGATTTACGAAGTGCACCTGGTTTCTTAATTGCTTTTTGAATCCATTTACCATCTTTAGCTTTAATAACAGACCCTTCTCTAGAACCTTTTGCTTTTGGTCCACCAATAGTAGATCCTTCTCTTGATCCTGGTGCTTGAGCTCCTTTAATAACAGAAGTTTGAGCAGAACTTTTTACCATTCCACCTTTTCTTCTTGTTTCAGGAACTTTAGTTCCAACATTTCTTTTTATTTGCATAGTACCACCTGTTAAAGTTTTACCTTTTAAGCCTTGACCAGTTGGATCACCAATAGGTTTTCGTGCAATATTTCTTCCCAAGTTTGCAGCATTAGCTATACGTTGTCTAACGCCCATTCCTGGTCCTTTAGGTATTGCCATTATTTCGCAATACCCATTCCGCGTTTAGCGATTCCGCCACCACGTCTTTTAATTGCTCCACCTTTTTTCTTTTTAATAACACCTCTACCCATTAAAACATCTTTTTTTGTAACTTTTCCATCACCACTCATGTCAGGAAAGCCGCCTTTTTTCATTCTATTAGGTCTATTAGGATTATAACCAACGATGCTTTCAACAGTTGGATCTTTAGAACGACCCATTGGGTTCATTCCTCCGCCCATGCTACCACCACGGTTTTTTTTCAATTCTCCTACAATTCTTTTTTTCTCTGCTTTTAAATTTTTCTTACCTTTTTTAGTGTAAGCTTTTTCTGAATCTACTCGACCAAGCTCTTCAAGTCTATTCATTCTTTTAGTATTAGCCATGGCTATCTCCTATTTAGTTAATCCCTTGGCTTTTTCGAAACTTCTCATGCCCGCGACTCCGAGCATTGAAGTGACAATTGCTAGTAAGGGCCCAGTCTGAATTTCAGGAGCTGAAATAGCCATACCAGAAAATTTTGCGTACCATTCTATGCAAGGGGATAAAATGAACTCAAACATTAAGGCAAAGGCTCCGACCCATCCTATAGCAGGGCGCCAACCGCTCACGAATACGGAGCGGTGACCTGCCTCTTTTGCATTGACATCCAACTGTTTCTCAGCGAGTTTTTGTTGAATGCGTTGCATTAAAATCTTTTTATCTAATTTCTCTTCTTCTGAGGTATGAAGTTCATCGATTACATTAGTAATTTGTTTTAAGGCTCCGCCTTTACCTCCTAGTAATCCACCGATGAGATTTAACATTATGCAGCTCCACCTGTCATGCTAGAAATAACGATTACAACAACGACAGCTACAATACCCGCCTTGATCCAATCCTTCATTTTCCAATCCGACCACTCTTTAACGTGTGCCCATAAATCTTTTAATAGGTTCATATGACCTCCTTTTTAAAGCGATTAACTTACATCATGTTCGCAGTTTTTGCAATCACATGATTGACAAGAACCACCATCGCTGCAATGACAGCCATGGTTACAATTTTTACACTCTCCCATAATCTCTTCTTTTTTTAATGTCCATCCATACCTTTCGCTATAATAAGCGTTAAAAGTAAAGATGCTGTCCACTAAAAAACGCCTTTAAAAGGAACCTTTTTAATTTGCATTTTACTGCGTTGACCTTTTGGTCCACTACCTAAATTATCTACTTTTGAAGGACCTTGAACTCTTAAAGCTGCTGTTGAAGGAGCATAAGCTTTATTTACAGTAGGACCTGCATAAGGATCTAAATCACTAGAGACAGTCATTTTTGCATTTGGATATAATTTCCCATTATAATATTTTACCATTTTTTACCTCAATGTATTGTTGGTTTTATTAACTCAATAAAATCAAACGTGTTTTGCTCCATGATATGCTTTGCATCATCAGGATTCATATAATTAAAATATAAAACTCGAGCTGCACTCATGAAAGCACCTGCTAAGAGTATATTATCTTCATCACATTTGGAAGTTTTTTCTGCCATAACCATTAATTCTTCAAACCATTTATGTAATTTTTCTTCAGCTTGACTCATAGTTTCTACATTAGACTTAGAAGACACTTTTACAAGCCCTAGATTAGTTATCAAAACGAATATTTTTGTTTACATCCACAGTTCTTGGACGTTTTTTGCTTTTTTCTATTTCTTTTTGTTTTGTTAAATTAACATTAGCTCTTAATTGAGCAATATCTTCTTGAGAATCAATACGATCTTGAGCAATTTGTGCATCTTGACGTAATTTTTGTTCATCAATACCTATTTTAGCTTCATCTACCATTGATTTTCTTTGTAAATCTTGTGCTCTAAGGTTAATTTCTTGTTGTTTTAGTCCAACAAGAGGATCTTCACTCATTTGTTGTAGCATTTCTGCTTCTTCAGCTACCATTTCATCAGTCATTTCAGCAATTTTTTCTGAAACTTGACTTTCTATCTCTTCTTGCATCTGTAATTGTAATTCTTCTGGTACTTGACCACCAAATTGAGCTGCAACTTGTTCTATTTGTGCTTTTGACTCTTCTTCTACTTCTTCTCTTGCCTGAATGCTTACATGATCCATAATATGACCTTGTAATATTGCCATTACTTGAGGATTATTTTTAACTAACATAGATGACATAAATGCTCGGTGTGCATCCACATGAGCCATTTGATTTTGTCCTCTAAAAGCCGTTAAACCTTGTCCTTTTAATGAAGCTGCGTTCTCTAATCCTGGATCTTGTGGTTGTGGTTCAGGAGGAACAGGTAAAATCATATCAATATCTTTAACACCAAGCGCTTGATACATTCTTCTGTAAGCTTCATACATATTATGAGACCCTGGATCAGCTTGTGCTAATTGTAATTGAGTCTGTGCCAACGTAACACGTTGAGACATAGAAAATATATTTGGATCGGATATAGGAATAACATCTATATCATCACTAAAGTCTTCAACTTTTAAACTTGGAACAGCATCAGATCCTACTTCATAAGGATACCTAGAAGGTAATGCTTCAGCAAATATTTTTGCCAATAATTTAAATTCTATTTTTTGTGCGTAATGTAAACGTTTATGAATAGCAGACATGACTCTTGCACCACGTTCCATTAATGCCATTGTTGTTCCAACAGGAGCTCCTGCTTGTGCAGCGTCTCCTATTTTTTGATCAGCAATAGCAGCAAATCTTGATCCTGCTTCAACACAAAAACCTAATAATTGAAATAATGTTTGAGATGGTTCTTTATAAGGTAAAGGTAATAAGCCCTCTCTTAAACTACCACCAGGTGCATCTACATCTCTGAATTCTCCTGGTTGGAGTGGGTTGTCATCGTCTTTAACTCGCAACCCTCTAGCTTTAAAACCTGCAGGGAGATTGGACAACGTACCTGCATCGAGAAGTTGTCTAAGAGCTGATGTTGCTGTTCTTGAGAGACCCCCGAGCATGTGGATAAGACCAAAGCCGTAAAAACTAAACCCAGGTAAAAACTTATAGTGTACAAAATATTGTCTTTTCTTTTGTTTTGGATCATTCTCTGCATAGTTTCTATAAATTGATAAAATATTAGAAGAACCTTCGTCAATTGTAACAATATATGGAACTTTAATTCCGTCATCACTATCTATACCTTCAAGGTTTAAATCAACATGCATCTCTAATAATTGATAATCTTCATCATGATAATTTTTTTTCACCCCAGCAATTTGATTTTCTTTTTCTTGTAATCCTGTTTCATCGTTATAGACAGATAAGTCTACATCACGATACATTCCTGCTACTTGAAGTTTTCTAATTTCATTTTTTGTTCTTTTAATTACATGAGTAACTCTTTCACATGACGGAAAGTCTGTTGTTTGATAAGGAACATATAAATCATCACTAGGAACAAACTTAGAGACAGCTCTTCCTAACCCATCATCAAAATAAACTTTTTTAAAAGCAGAACCTGAAAGAGGTAAATAAAATAATAAGGAATCCATATCAGGATCATATTCTTCCATCTCATAAGTAATCTGATAGTTCATGTAATCTTTTACACGTTGTGATTGCTCTTCTTTTTGTCGTGTTACATTACCTAAAATTTGTGTATTAACTGGTCCACCTGCTGGTAATAATTCTTTATAAGCTTGTGCTTGAAATTGTGTAATAGCCTCGGATAACATTGGATGAGTCACGGAACTCGCACCAGCAAAAGGCATTGTTCTTTCTTGATATTTAAATCCTAAAAGATCTAATCCTTTTTTATATGTATCTTCCCATTCTTTTCTTGAAGCTTTATCGTCTTCAAAAGCTTGTCTTAGTTCACTAGATATTTGTCCTAAAACATTATCATCAAGAACTTCAGCTAAGTTCATATCAAAGCTTGTTTGAATTTCGTCTACTTGCTCTCCAATAATTGCAGAGCCATCTTCCATCATTTCTACGTTTCCTTGTTCTACAGATTCATCAATCTGCATGTCTGTCAGTTGCTCGATTGCTTCTTCTTGTTCAGGTATAAATCCTATTGGTTTATCTATTGCCATTATGCTGCCTCAAATATATCAATTATTTCGGGAGTATACACCATACCACCATCTTTTCTATGAGTTTTATGAGGTAATAGCATTTCTGGTGTAATCTTTATAGCAAAAGAATCTCCTATTCCATTTACATCTATAACTTTAATTTCTGAATTATTTTCTTTTGCTGCTTTTCTTAGAATTTTTTCTAACGTCGCAGTATAGTGTTTACCCTTTGGATCAACACTATCTGGGCCTCCATAAAATTCTTCGGTTCCAATTCCTTTCATACTGCTGGTTCTTTCTGTATAAGGCGTATTTGTTCCACCATAATTTGTTCCTTTCCAATATCTCTCATTAATAAATTTTGCAGGAGATATAGAATACCACTCTGCTGCTCCTTCAACTTTATCAGGTCCAAACAACCGATTTGCTGCTTTTGCCAAATCTCTTTTTACTAAAGCTGAGCCCCATTCCATTCTGTTTTTAAAGGGAACATTAGGAAATAACTTCTGCAAGGATTCTTGACTCATAGCGGTCTCTAAATCTTGTAACATCTTACTTTGTTTAGTACGCGCTTCTCTTGCTTTTATAACAAGTTGTTTATCTGGGCGAAGACCAGCTTTAGCTAAATCCTGTAAAACAAGTTGTGTTTTTGCATACTCATTCATAAATTGTTGCATTTCTGTTGCACTTTGAAAGATAGGTCTAAAGACAGATTTATTTCTTATGAAGTATTCTGCAACTTCAGGATTCATATCCCTAAAGTCTCCTCTATATGAACGTTGTGCTACACGTATTTGTTCTTTAACAAAATCAATATTTTTATCCATTAAATCGCCAAGCTGCTCTTTAAACTTTTCTTCCATACGTTTAGCTTGTTGTAAAACATCGGATTGTATTTCATCAGCAAATGTTACGGTAACTTCTTGACCTTTCGTTGAGGCTTCCATTTTTTGTAACTTTGCGGCGTCACTATCTATTTTCATTCTAAACTGTAAAATCTGTTGCTCTAACGGCTCATCAATACTTCGCAGTCTTGCCATAGTATCTGTATCTAAAACATTTCTTATTTCTGCCATTGTTAACTCATCTACATTATCAATATCAACTAAACCTTCTCGCTCTAGTTTTCTCAAAGCAGATGTTTCTAAACCTTTTAATTGGGTATCTAATTTTTTTTGATTACGCTTGAGTGTTCTAATCATAGCAGGATCTACCTGCTCTGCTATCCCTTGTGCTGTTTTTTCTACAGGTAATGTTGCTTTACGGTCCGTGAGCCGCGACCACCCGATCACGTACTTTTCTGTAAAGTCATGACCACTTACTGGTAATGAATCAGGATCAAGAGGAATTTTGTTTGACGGTACATATAATACATCTTCTCTGTAAGAACCTGGAATTTCTCCTGATTCGTAATGTCCTCCTCCATACTTAGCGGATTTAGTTCCGCCGTATGCTGCATCGCCATATGTTACATTATCGATATGACGCATTGGAGATTGGCGAATAATTTCCAACATGTCATTTGTTACTAATGGCGTTTTATTTTTACCTGCTATTTCTACATATCTATTTAAAATATTATCTTCGAGTTCAGGTTTAGAAATTTGTTTGTTTTGTAGAAAGGCATAAAAATCATCAGCACTCTTAAATGTTTTTGGTGTGTTAGGGTCCATGAGCCGTGCTTCAAGGCCTGAGTAAAATACTGACTCATTCGCTTCTGGTGAATCAATAATTGTTTTCTTTGATTTAACAACACCTAGTTCTGTTCCTCCAGCAGGTGTATCAATAATGTCTATATCCTCTACGGCTTCTCCCATAACTTCGTCTTTAGTTCCTAGTTTCTTTTTTATAGCATCTAAAATTCCTTTTTCATTTTTTGTTAAGTCCTGTAAAAGCATTTTTGCTTTAGGCACGTTGCCAATGGCCCACATAGGAGCTTTACCAAATAGATTTGCCATTTGTACTTCTTCTGGTCCACCTGCTACTGTAGTGTCTTCTTCGAATATATTAGTCTCGAGCCCTGGCTCACCGCCCATGGCTAAACCTGGTGCACCTGCCTTACCAATTGCGTCTGCCATATCTTCTACCATAGCGGTTCCTACGTAATCACGAGGATCTATTCTGATTGATTTATCCTCTACTTCATCAGAAAATAAAAAATCTTGAAATTTTTCTTTGCTTTCTTCTAATCCTGATAGTCCTCCCGCTGCAGTTGCTCCACCACCAGAAATAATAACAGCATTTATAAGCATATCTTTGGCTTTGTCTCCTTGTGGAATTAAATCTTTAATAAATCCCCCTACTCCTTTTTTTGGTCTTAAAATTGTATCGTGCATTTGACCAACGCTATAAGGGTAGGCTTTTCGTAAAGACTCGTATACTCGTGGTGCTTTAGTAGCTAATAAATTTAAACCTTTTAACCATCCCCCAGGAACAGCTATAATACTTGTTACATCGTTAACCGTATTCATTTCTTCGTTGGTATAATCTATTCGAGGAATAGTATCTAATAAAGGAAGTTTATCTTGTTCTTCTTGAAAAACATTATAGACCTGAGCAGGTATTTGACCAAGAGTGATTAGAGAATTAACGAAATCAGTTCCTACATTAACAGGAAGTTTGGCTAAATCTAGTGCAGCGTCTTTATCTCGTTGTATTTGTTCAGGTGATGTTCTAGATGCTTTGTAGTCTTCTGACTGCTTTGTTAAATAATCAAAATACTCTTGAGAGTTTGCAAAATCTTGTTCTTGAAAATCACTAAATATATCAAAATTTTCTTCAGCCATATTAGTATTCTAACACTTCTTCAATCGAAGCGAAACCCCCATCTTTAAGTCCTTGAAATTTTCTAAGGTTCTTATCTACTGCTTCTTTTAACATATTTTCCCTTATAGTTTCATAAGGAGATTGATCTTGACTGATAAGAGGTAAATCCTTTTTTCTACCTATAAAGTTAAAACTTATAATATCTCCTTTTGTATTAAATTTAGGAGCAAGAGTAGTCACTCCTAGTTCTTCATAAAACTTGTCAAATTCGTCTAATTTTTTTCCTTTCATAATTTTTGGATCAAACATCATCTGTATTTGATTTAATTCTGAAGGAAGCATGTCTACATCTATTACTTTTTGATCAATTAAACTTTTTAAATCTTGCAATGCTTCATCAGTAACTTTTATACTACCTGTATATTTTCTTGTGTCACCTTCTCTTAAAGGAATTTCTCCATATTTAAAAATGTTTTTAACTGTTCTTGAAGGGTATGCATGTAATCCTTGTATAGAAGAAGGAGCATTAAATAAGTTAGGATAACTATCCTTAACTCTTTTTTGAGCAAAATTAAAAAACTCACTTAGCATTTCAATATTTTCTTCGCTTTTACCTTCAATTAATTTTTTAAATTTAGGAGTCTTGGGTATAGACTGTAAAAAATTTAATCCTTTATTAGATTGTAAAAAACCAATTAATTCTCTTGGTGTATCTATATCAGGGTCAACTCTTATTTTAGAAGCTGCAGCAAAATTAGAAATACCAAAAGGACCTTTAGGAGTTCTTGTTAAACCAATAACTTCATCTTTTAATAATTTATCTTTATTAGATTTTGCAAAATCTGAAATTATTTGAGTAACATCTTGGTACTTTAATCTTTTATCTAACTTACCTTCAAACCTTTCTGATAACGCTTTTGCTGTTTGTAAATTAGTATCTACGGTAAGTCCTATAGGATTACCCGCTCTTTTTTGAGTTTGAAAAAAACTATTAATAGCTTTCGGGCTGTTTAAAATTGTATTTCCTATCTTATCACTTTTTTTTAATTCAAGATATATATTAGGATAAGAAACAGTTTTTCCTTCTTTTTTTAATTTATCAGCTGCTTCTTGTACTAAATTTCTCTGTAATAAAATTCTTTTTTCTGTCAACAGAGGCTGATCTATTTTCTTTAACTGTTCTCGTATTCTTTTATCTAATGCTTTATTTGATTTTACAGCGCCAACTAAATCAGATCTATATGTTTTTTGAAATGAATCTATTATCTGTTCTTTATTTTTTCCTGCAATAATACCTTCTTGAATAAAACTATTAATAGTTTTATCATCAAAAACAACATCTACATATCCTTCATTTTCTAAAGTTTCTTTAATAGCATCTCTATTTTTTTTCCGTAAAATTATTCCTCCTTTATTAACAGGAGTACTAAATATAGGAGCACTCATATTACCTTTTTGATTTACTACAAGTTCCTGTAACATATCTGCAGCTTTACTTATGCTTTCAGGATTAATCTTCTTAGAATTTTGTGGTGCAGTTTTATATAAAAAACCTAAATACTTTAAAGCTAAATTTAAAAAAAAAGCTCCACTCATTATTCTTTAATTATTTTATAATTTTTTTTACGTCTGTCTTTAACTTCTAGTAATTGTATTTCTTTTACCATTTTTTGAGCTAATAAATCTAATTGTGATCTATTAAGTAAACTTGAACCTGGCTTTACATAAAGACCTAAATTTTTTTTAATTTTACTAACCATTAATAATACTCCCTCATGCCTACAAGAAATTGTGGTTCATCCTTATAGTCTGAATCTAATTGTATAAAGTTTCCTTGACGGAAACGCAACAACGCCTGTGTTGTTGAATCGACCAAATCGTCATGTTCACCATAAGGGAAAGCAGCGCATTCTTCAATAACTTCTTCAGCCCACCTATCATCAGTTGCCCATACTTGTCCTGCTTCAAAAAGTGGAGCTACGGAGTTGACACGTACATGCTTATCATTGCCCTTACTAGGCGTATAAGTTACTACAGGAATTCCTAATTGACGTAGCTCCTGAGTTAAGGGCATACCAGAAGCTTTGGCTTCAATCAAGATTGTTTCAGGTTCCCAGTATGTACATTGTTCTAACGCAATCTTTTTAAGCTCGGGAAAATCCCAACGTCCCTTACGCATAGCAAGAAGTATGATGTTCCATGGTCCGTGTTCCACGGGTTTAAATACACCCCACGTTGTTATAGCTGAATAGTCTGCTGTTTCTTTTTTACTGAACGCTGTGTCATAACTTTGTATAACATGCATTAAATCAGGTATTTCAGGTTTAGGCCAAACTTTCCACCACTCGCGTTTAATAATTGAACCTTCCTCTGACGTTGGAGCTTGTTGCCATTGAGCTTGCCATTTTTGTTCTGACAGCGAAGCTTTAACACCTTTAAGTTCATCTAGTTTCCAAAACTCAGGCCATAATGGTTTATCATTCAAGACAGCTGGAAACTCGACCACTTCCCACTGATCTGAGTTTTCATTAGTTTGAGCCGCCATTAATTTTCCCGTTAGATCTTTTACCGACCAACGAGTCATAACTATAACAATAGCGCCACCAGGTTGTAAACGTTGTCTAGGTCCAGAGGTGTACCATTCGTAAGCATTGTCCATGGCTGTTTGTGAGAGAGCGTCTTGCTCGGAGTGAGGATCATCAATAATAAGCAAGTCAGCACCACGCCCAGTAATAGCACCACCCACACCAGCAGCAAAATACTCTCCACCAGAGTTAGTTGTAAAACGCCCCGCTGCCTTAGAGTCTTGTGATAAGCTGACAGTCGGGAATACATCTTTGAAATCTTGTTGATCAAATAAGTTCCTCACTTTCCTACCAAAGTTATACGATAATTCTGCCGTGTGTGTCGTCTGAATTATTTTTAATTTTGGTTTTTGTCCCATCATCCACGCAGGAAAAAGGTGAGATGCAAACTCAGACTTCGTATGTCTAGGTGGCATATTCACAATAAGTCGTTTTATTTTTCCACGTGAAATGTCTTCAAATTTTTTTGCAATAATTTTATGATGTTTACCTGCAACAAACTCAGGCCAAACTTTTCTTACAAAAGTTAGGAAGGAGGAACGAGACTCCTCTGCAACCTTTATCTGTAGCTTTCTTAATTCGTATTTTAATAAATCCGTTGGGATCTTAGAATTTTCCATAAAAAAGTTATATCATACTTTGTATTTGTGTAAAACTCAAGCCACTAGGGAAAGCCCCAGAGCAACGGGCTGTTTCGGGGGGTGGGGGTGGTTTAAATTACCAAATCTAGTATGTTGAAGTTTGTAAGTACCTAGATGTTGTAGAAGACCAAATTAAAAATGAAGCATCACCTGGAGGATCAGTTAGATCATCTGAAGGATCAGCTGCCTGGGAAACCTTTTTGCTGCATAAAAAAAGGGCGGATTAACCGCCCTTCTACCAGCCCACATGGGTAAGACTGAAGTTATCTACGAGGTATGAACTGTGCTAATCTTTGCATAACTCTATTGCCCCAATCTTTTACATATTGAGGACAGTTAGGATCTAACACAACTGTTTCAACTTCGCTTTCTAAAACTTTGTACAAAGCTTTCCAATTAATGTTATCAGTATGAGTCGCTTGTATTGGCTCATTAGTCTGATTAACTACTTGGCTATTATTAACAGGTCTAAGACCAAAGGTCTGCTCAACTACTGCTAATCTTCTTGATAAGTCGTCATCATTATCTGGCATTTTGATTTTTCCTTTCTAATTAACTTCTTACTCCCATTTCTTTTTATAGTCAAATTCTTTTTTACTTTTCTTTTTTACTTGACAACCGACCAACTCCCACGCCCCCTGCAAGTTCTTACTATACTAGGTAGGCGAAATCGCCTTAACTATAATGGAATGGAAGTAGGAACTCCGTCGCGGGGTACATTCCTAATTATACTATACTAAGGGTACAGCCGTACCTGTAATGGAATGGAAATGCGGACGTAAAAAAAGGGGGCAAAGCCCCCTTGACTACTTAGGCATTATTGGAACTAAGCAGAAATTCTAAAGTCTGCTACCTCATCGATTGTCGATTTCTTATTTCTCGAAACCGTGCTTTCCGATAAAGGCATAGCTTGTATTTGTTTATATTCTGTTGGTACTTTGCATTGGTGGTACGCAATCTCGCCAAGTTTTTCTTTAACGAGTTTGTTGTCAATCTTAGCACCCAATTTTTGTGATACATGAAGTGAGTAATCCCTCCCATGTAATAGGTTAGCATTTTCTCCAAACGCTAAGTCTATCATTAGTTGTCGGTTTACTTTAATAAAGTCTGCTAAAACTTTTTGCATTGTTAACGCACGACCATAGGCATCTATGATAGCTTGTTTATTTCTTTTGCTAACACTAGCAGGACTTTGTTGTGCTTTCTCTAGCACTTCTAATATATTAACAGCTTTTGACATTTTATTTTCCTTTCGTCTTTCTAGTTAATATTATCTATATAACATGTCCCATTCTATTTGTCAATACTTATTATTAATTATTTTTCCACGAAATCTTCCCGAAGCGTGTCCCGCGGATCAGCTACTACTACTATAGTACAACACGCCTGGTCGGAAATGCAATGGAGATGCAGTTGAGTTACCATGGCACGACCGTCCAATCTACGAGAGTCATGACGGATGAAATCAGCAGCAGTGTACCAGCAGCTACGTGTGCGGGGAACATGACTAGGAATACAATGTACACGGCCAATGCAGCTATAATGTAATGCAGCATCAGGCGATCTGTCCTGGTGCAGTGCACATGATCATCTCCTGCATCTGGGCCCACGCTTCAGCATCCTGCTGCACGAGCACATGCGCGCGGATGGGCCTCCCCAGCTGAACTGCCAGCGCCAATATCCTTCCTTTTGATCGTTGAATGTATTCGGTTCTACGTAATCAAAGCTGAGTGCTTCGAAATCTGGATTCTTCAGATCCTCTGCTCTGTTGGTCCATTTGTCTTCTACTAAATCAATGCATGCCTGTTCTTTCATGTTGTTCCTTTCTAATGTGGTGGGGGTTGGACCCTAGGTTTATTACAGCAATAACCAACCCCCGTTGGTGAGTCAGGGCGTCTGGCAAATGTCTCGACTTATCAACTAATTGATATTACAGCGGTCTCATTCCCATCGCCTCAGCTCCTGACTCGAACTGCATGCGCCTCTCGCCTATCGGGTCACTCGCTTCAGTTCAGGTACTTATATAGTCCCACTTTATTAGATAGTCAAGATCTAATTCTATTTTATTTACAGACATGTGTGCCACGGCAGTAGCGCGCCAGCTGCGGTTTACTACTATAGTACCGCGACCCGCGGGACATCGGCAATGGAATGGAGATCTACCATCTCAGCTTCCTGGCCTGAGCTGCAGCTGCAGGAACTACTATGCCTCGCAACCCCTTGATTTCTGGTAATGGAAATGCAAACGATCATGCCGATCAGCAGACCCAGCTGCAGGGGACGCTGGTAGTTACTGGTACTACGCTTGGTTTCTGGTAATGGGTAATGGAAATGGAGAAGGGAATCCTTCGGTGAAGCTGCCTGGTACGCTGCCCCAGCTCCTGGTACTACTGTTGTGGGGCTTCGGGCTTCGGCAATGGGCAATGGAGAAGGAGTTCCCGTACCTGGTCCCAGCTGGATGCGCCAGATCCCACTTCTATTACCCAATAGGGGCGAGGACAATGGGCAATGGAGGCAATGGAGGGAGCCACTAATCCTGGAAAGATATACAGTAAGCTCTCTTCGAGGGTAGTGGCTATAATAAAGTTTCTTCCTCCTTGTAAACTATGGTTAAAATTCCATGATTTTTGAAAGGGGGATAATTTAATCTTCTTACTGTGAATTACTTTTAGTTCAACCCAAATCGATATACCATCTTTGATTCCATAACAATCTGGTACGCCTGGCGACGCCCAGTTTTCAAACCTAGTCCAATGAATATCTGATAAATTTTCTTTAATTAATTTCCATAATTTAGTTTCTGGTTTTACCATTCTAAAAAATAAATAATTAAAAAAATTGAAAAAATAAGTATTTTCCAATTCATCCACATGCCTAAAGAAACCCAAAACAACCAGTGCTGACGTTTAACTTTAAAGTCTAAATTAACATCTTCTACATTTATTGTTTTATGTTTCATGGTGCCTCTTTCATAAGTTCTATCATTTGATTATAATAGATTAATCTAAACTCAAAGTCCTGTGCTGTAAGCATTGCTCTTCGTAGGTTTTCTACCCTACGCCAAAACAATGAATCAGTCATAGGTAGCTTAACATAATTATAACGATCTGGTCTTACTAATATCAATTGCATTGTTTTACCTCCTACTTTTTTCCAAAAATTACAACTGCAGAAGGAAATGGTGCGCTATTTTTAGAACCTCCAAACTTCAATCTGCCTCTTATAAATTCTACATTACCCTTGATGGCATACTCATGCCACCAGTTCGTATCAGTTCTTGCGGGAACTAAACAAACAACAACAGCCCCCTTCAAAGCACTATCATATGCTTTTTTCATCCACTTACCAATCTCTCTACCATAAGGTGGATTCATCCAACATACACCAGTCCATGTCTTACTCAAGCCATCATCTTCCTTTGTATAAAACTTATCACACTTAGCATTTTCAATGTTAGCACATACATCTGTATCAAACCCATAGATTTTATTATATCTATCAAAAAAATCTTGTGGTGTTGACCATAAATCAGTAGCACTAGAAAAATGAACCTTGTTCATACTTCCTCTCTTTCTAAGACTGGCATATTTTATACTCACAATGATATACGCATTGAGACAGGTATATTTTTACATCTGGTAGCCTGTAATGTCAAACCTCAACATAGTGGCAAGTATATCTATGCTTTTCGCCTGTTGGTTAACTTTTCATTATCAGAAACCAGTCTTATATACCCTATAATCCCATCTAATCTTATAGTCAAGACTTATTTTCTAATTCTTTTACTTCTTCAAACGTAGTTTCAATACTGTATTGTTCTTTGAGATCCTGTAACTTCTTCTCTACTTCATCTCTTGACATCGAATCTATCGTACCCGTAAGTATCTCTTTCTTATCGACATACAACCCAGCAATCTGTCCACGGCGAGTCTCTGCAGCTACGGCAGCGTTCCAATTTCCTGATTCAGATGCTTTATCCCTAATTCGCGCCAATGTAGATAAGGACCTTTCTTGCGTACACTTGTACCTTTCAACAATAGCTCGTCTTTCTGATTCAATAGCTTTTGCAACCAAAGGATACTTCTCAGGGTTCTGGAGCTCTGATGCTCTTACAACTGCTGAGTCTTTTGCGTATCCTGCCTGTAATGCGCAATGCGTAGCAGTATGCAAACCTTCACTGTGAACTAATAACAAAATAAACTTTCTTTGTTTTCCTGTTATCTTGTGGTGAAAAAGTGCGTCTGACAACGCCTCTGGTATAATGACTTCTTGTTTTTCTTTGTTTTCTTCCATAATGCACCCATTCAATAGATGTTTCTTCCCAGAAAATATACAATATTAAATGATTTAATGCAATGCGAGTTATGTTTGTAAATATAAAAAGGTTACTTGTAAAAAGATAGATGTAACCTTGAAGTAACCTAAAAAGCTAGGAAATACAAAGGAAGTTCTATGGTTACATAGGTTACACGTAGTTTGAGAAATAAAAAATATTTTTATCTTGGAAAATACATCTATAGGAGGGGCTATTTATAGATTATCTAACCCAAGTAATAATGACGTGTCTGTCTCCGTTGGAAACTGGGGTAATGGCGTGTGGAAAACAAAAATTACTAGGGAATACAATGGCACTACAAGATTTCTTAGGGATTGTATATTCGCCCTCAAAAAAAGTAAAATCACCCCCATCATAATCATCATTAAGAATTAATGAACAGGTCAAGAGCCGTGGTTCGCGGTCAGTCGACATATCAACGTGTTCCTTGTACTCCTGAGCTTTATCTCCCATATACAAAACATGGTCCCACCCCGTTGTATCTCCTTTAATGGAATTAAAAAAACTAAACTCTTTAATATAATTTTTAAAAGCTTTCATAAAAAGATTAGCAACCTCTTTATTAAATTTAGGATCAAGGGCCTTGATTAAACAATTCCGATGCGTACTTAATTGACCACCGCCCGTGGTAGCTGGATCAAAAGATAAATTTCGTTGATAAATAATATTAGTAGCAAGTTCTTTGGGAACAAAATCTTTATATTCTTTAATGTAGTTTCTCGTATGAGTGTATTTACTCATGGAAATAATTTAGGATCATCTCTAACTAAGGATAAGGCTTTTTCTAACGCTTGTTTTCCGTCGGTTATAATAACTTCCCATTCATCAGCCGTATAAGCTCTGTCATGTGTTGGATCGTAAAATCTAACAGTTACGTCTCCACAATGGAAACATTTATAGATTTTTCTTACGGGGCTTTCTGGTAGTTGTGTGTACATACCTCTTTATCCTTTGTAACGGAAATAGAATCACATTTTCTGGTAAATTTTTTTTAAAATAAATAGAATCCATAACCTTCATGTTTTCAATTCTATCATACTGATTGTTTTTAGCTGCAAGTAGAGTATCAAGCAAATCACGTTGCCTTAAAATTTCTTGATCGCTCATTCTACCTCCTATAGACGGCTCCCGCCTGGCGTAACCAGTGCAGGAGCTATCAAAGTGAACGACGCAATTATAGTTGATTATGAGATTTAATGCAACTAAAAGGGAGGTTCTCCATCAAAAGTAACAATTGGCTTACTTTGGATAAATTTTGTAGTTTTTGAATGATTCGGGGTCCAAGGGCGGTCCCCAGTAAAAGTTGTCGAGTTTATCCGAAACCCCACCACTCCACGCTTGGTTGTAGTGCTTATTTTCATCGAGATGCCCTTGTGAGTCACAAACCTTACACTGGTCAATGGCTTGTTCCGCCTCGAATCTAATTTTAACATACCCATTACCTTTACAATGATCGCATATAATCATATCGCCTCCATAATATTTTTCTTAATCGCTCCCATCTTACACGAATTGCAATTTCTTTCCAGTTCCGTGGTTCGCGGAGCGCCTTCTTTGACACTCTCACAAACTCACGTAGTAATCTTTCTTTCATTGAAGTCTTGCGGGGCATTCTCTATCTTTCTTTTTGTGTTGGTACATGTTGTGTAGTTCTTCAGTCTTAGTTAACCAATAGCGTCTACTTCTTCGTAATCCAACGATATATCCTAAAGCAAAAACTAACACGATTGCCAGTATATGCCATACATTAAAAAACATATTTACTCCTCTGTTTCTTGGTTATTCCATTT